ACGCTTAAAAACCCCTGATCGAAGAAATCGTAATGATAACGCCGAAGACTTATTAGTAACTGTATTTGTTTAAGAAAACTGTTGGTACCCAAGGCCGGACTCGAACCGGCACGCCTCGCGGCGGGGGATTTTGAAGACTCGACTTGTCTTTGAAATCATACAACTTTCTTAAACGACTACGCCCTCTGATAACCCTCATTCTGCGATATTCAGCACGACTTCTTCGGTTGGGATACTCTCCCTAACCTAAGGATTATTTATGACATCAGACTTGTACAGCGAACAAGAAACTATCGAGCAGCAGTGCCGAGCAGAGACACAGTTACGTTTTCAAAACGAACTGACTAAAAAAATACAGAAGGCAGATGAGGCCTCAACATTCTATGGAACGTCACTCTTGAAACGGGCCATCGAACCCATGGCGGATGTAATAACGGCAAATCGCAAAGCTGTTAAAAGTGGCAAGGCGATGAACGCTGGCAAAGCATTCAAAATGCTTGAAGGCTTAAAGGCAGAGCATATTGCATTTTTTGCCTGCCAAGTAATCATCGATAGAATTACGACAAATACTCGAATGCAGGATGTAGCAATCAGGATTGGTCAGCGTTGCGAATCCGAGTTGCGTTATATCTCGTTTCAAAGGGAGCACCCTGCTCTTTTTAACAAGATACTTACGGAAACCACGACAGGTGGAAAGCGTAAGCACGCAACCATAATTGCGGCACAAAATCGTTATGCTGCTGAACGCTGGAACTCGTGGTCAAAGGTAGACAGCTTGCATGTCGGTCAGAAGCTGTTGAACATTTTTACTGAAGCTACAGGCTTTGTTGAGGAACATACGTCAACGGCTCGTGGTAAAAACAAAACCGATAAGCACATCAAACCAACTAAAGCTGTCTGTGATTTCATTGAGTCAAACCGTGATGCCGCTGCACTGCTTAACCCAATTCATTTACCTATGGTCGTTCCACCAGTTGACTGGGAAACGCCAAGCAGTGGTGGCTATCTTACTCACCACACACCGCAGCTGCCTTTCATAAAGGTCCGAGGTAATGCGCAGGCACGGAACTATCTTGCTGACCTGCACGGTCAAACCGAGGAGATGAAAGCAGTTTACAATGCGGTCAATGCTATCCAGCGCACGCCATGGAAAATCAATTCGTTTGTTTATGAAATCTTTAAGCAGGTCTATGAGACTGGACTGCCCATTGCGGGACTGCCAAGCCGTGAAGATATTCCGTTGCCACCATCGCCCCTTAATCCAGAACAAAAGTCTAAGGATTTGTCGGACGCAGAAAAACGTAAGTTCAAAGCATTCAAAAAGAAGCGTGCCAAGGTCTATGATGCGAACATCGCTCTTAAATCAAAGCGGCTAATGACCTCTAAAATTGCATACTTGGCTGAAAAATACCTGCCATATGATGCTCACTATTATCCTCACTATTTGGATTTTAGGGGACGTGCATACCCTGCCCCGATGTTTTTAAATCCGCAGGGTAACAGTTTAGCCAAGGGTCTACTGCAATTTGCAGAGGGCAAAGCTCTTGGCTCTAACGAAGCTGCATATGAATTGGCCGTACACGGGGCAAACTGCTATGGTTACGACAAAGGCACACTAGACGAACGGATTGATTGGGTTGAGCAGAACGCCGACAGAATTTTACAGGTTGCGGCTGACCCTATGGCAGACCTGTGGTGGGCAAAGGAAGCGGATAGCCCATGGTGCTTCCTTGCGTTCGCAAAAGAATGGGAAGGCTTTTATCGGGACGGATACAGCCACATAAGCCATATTCCGATAGCAAAAGATGGAAGTTGCTCCGGATTACAACACTTTTCGGCCGCTCTTCGTGACCCTATCGGCGCATTGGCAACCAATCTTATACCCGCAGACAGACCGGAAGACGTTTATCAGCGAGTAATCAATCTCGCTAAGGAAAAGGTCACCTCAGATTTAACAGGTCCGAATGCTGAAATTGCACAGCTTTGTCTCAATTACGGACTGTCACGAAAAGCTGCGAAGCGTTGCACAATGACACGAGTGTACGGCTCGACACAATTCTCATCACGCGTGTTTGTAGAGGAATACTTTCAAGATACCGATGCCAAAAGAAAACAAGAAGACCCAAGCTATGTGAGCATCTTGGATGGCCGAGAGTTTGAAGCATCCCTGTACCTAACGGAGCATATTTGGCAGAGCATCAACGAGACGGTTGTAGCGGCCAAAGAGGGTATGGATTGGTTACAAGAATGTGCAAAAATTTTAGCACAAGAAAATTTACCGATAATTTGGACAACGCTGGACGGCTTACCTGTCATGCAGAGTTATCCAGATACATCACGTCGACGTGTACAGACAAAATTTGGTGAAAAAATTGTGTTTCTTAGCGTCCGTGAAGACAAGATTGGGACAATTAATAAAAAGAAACAGGGTAATTCAATTTCTCCGAATTGGGTTCACGGAAACGATGCATGTCATTTGAGAATGACGGTCAATCTCGCAGCAGCACATGGTGTGAGTAGCTTCGCCATGATACATGATAGCTTTGGTACACATGCCGCCGACATTCCATTGCTAAGCAGTTGTTTGCGAGAGACTTTCATTGACCTATATTTAGACAATGACCCGATAGAAATGTTTCGCGCTGAAACGCAAATGCTAACTACCACTACATTGCCGAAGCCACCTTTGAAGGGAGATTTAGACCTCACCGCTGTCCGAAATAGTGAGTTTTTCTTTGCCTAGCTTTCCAATTCTGCATCGTTTTTTCAATTGTTGCACCATAGCTAGAGAAAGGAGTTCCTCAAATCGAAAAGCAAACTGAAACCTTAATCCATGTTGCCCAATACCTAACAAAATATGGGCAACCCGTACCGCTCAACATCTTAACCCGACTTCTGGAAGCGGGCATCGACATCAAAAGTTTTACATAGAAAGGCCATACATGGCGCAAAATACGCAGATGAAAATCGTCAGCCCACGAGGCATAGCAGTTTACCCTTGGCTTAACCGCCCAGACACAAAGTTCAGCCCCGACGGTGATTTCAAAGTTACCCTAAAGGTTGAAGCGAAAGAGGCCGCTCCTCTGATTGAAAAATTAGATGAGGCTTTGACCAAGTATCAGGAGCAGCAAGCAAAGGCTGACCCTAAGATTGGCCGCTACTCCATCACGCCACCTTATGAAGAGGAGCTGGATGACCAAGGCAACCTGACAGGTAACTACCTGTTCAAGTTTAAACAGAAGGCCGTAATCAACACCAAGGATGGCCGCTCCATTGATATGAAAGTGGCGCTGGTTGATGCGTCCCGCACCCCTACTACCGTCAACGTCGGCGGCGGCAGCGAAATTAAGATTGCAGCTACGGTTTTTCCCTATGCGATGAGTACAACCAAATCAGTTGGTCTGTCACTTCGCCCATCAGCCGTCCAAATCTTGTCGCTAGTCTCTGGAACGTCAAATGTCGTCTCCATGTTTGATGATGAAGACGGCTTTAAAACAGAAGAAGCCCTCACTACCGTCAACGGTTATAATAAATCCGAAGAGCTGGACACTGCCGCAGACTTTTAAGCGACGTAGGGTACCACCTTCCCAATCTGAACTACGAAAAAACGCAATTAAGAACGGTTGGCGGTCTGGCCTCGAAGAGAGTGTCGCCGCCTACCTTTCTGGCAAAGGCATCCAGTATGAGTATGAAGAGAATAAACTCAGCTATGCCGTGCCGCAGCGCCAAGCCACTTACACGCCTGATTTCTACGTCACCACCGCGAGTGGTAAAGTTATTGTAGTTGAGACCAAGGGCAGGTTTGTTACCGCAGACCGTCAAAAGATGTTGCTCGTCAAAGACCAGCATCCTCACCTTGATATTCGGATGGTCTTCTCAAACCCGAATACAAAAATCTCAAAAAAATCAAATACGACCTATGCCGATTGGTGTGAGAAACATGGCTTTCTCTATGCCAAACAGCTGGTCCCAGAAAGTTGGCTAGATGAATAAATCAGACGTTAAATTTATCATCGTCCACTGCGCATACACCCCACCCGACATGGATATTGGCGTCAAAGATATTGACCGCTGGCATCGTGAACGTGGCTGGATGGGATGTGGCTACCACCTCGTCATCAAACGAGACGGAACAGTCGAGCAAGGACGAGAACTGAATAGACAGGGCGCACACGTTAAAGGGCAAAATACCCGCAGCGTTGGCATCTGTTTAGTTGGGGGCAAGCGACCAAAGTCAAAAGCCCCAGAAATCAACTACACCGATGAGCAGATGGCAGCACTACGCTCAACCATCGACAACCTCATTGCTGAAGAGTTCCCCGCCGCTCAAGTGAAGGGACATACTGATTTCGACAAGGGCAAAACCTGCCCGAACTTCGATGCTGGCCTTTGGTACGAGACGGACGAAATTGTCTCCACCATTTAAAGCATCACCAATCACGACACAGAAGGCTCACCATTCGGTGGGCCTTTTTCATTTACACCTGACAACAAGGAAATCTCCATGACACAATTGGAAATCGTAAAACACCATCTCGCAACCCATGGC